ATAAAATCTATGAACTTATGCTCATAATCCCACGGAACAAAGAAGTCACATCTATTGCACCTATACCCATCGCACATCGCTACGTTGTGTTCTCCGTATATCCACTCCCCTTGCGGTCTGTCTGCGTTAACGTGTGGCATATGCTCGATGTAATCAATGATAGCTTCAGTTTGATTGACTCGTTCCTGTCCGTAGTTCATTACATCAGAGCCTTGCTTTCTCTCTACGTCTATCAGCTTTAGGCAGTAATCTATGAGCGCATCTCTGTCTATGGCATCTACTTCCCCTTGCGGTCTGTCTGCCTTGCCACGCTCATAAGCGTTCTTCCACAGCTTGTCGGAGTATTTCTCCCAATCATCATCTTGCGGTCTGTCTGCGGATGGCAACGCTTTTATGTCCTCGATAGCACCATAGCCGTTGATTTCAATGTAATCGTCATCGCCTGCATATGAGTTGTCCTTTATTGCCTTTATCGCATCGCCCCGTCTGATTAAATCTTCACTCATCTTTATGCTCCTTTTCCCATCGTTCATACATTTACTCGGCTCTTCTATCTGCGTCTGCAGCAACCACGCAGGACGCATAGCAGATCAGCGAAGCAAAAGCTATAACTATAGCACATATAATCATGCCTATCACCTCTCTCTGAAACAGTAACGGGCAGGCTACAACAAGAACACACTGAGAACAAAGAAAAGAAATTCTCCTTTCTTAAAAGCTATTAATGAGGTTAAAGATATAATTTATGTCCTGCCCGCTACTGTAATCAGCTATCTATTCTTCTTTTAATGGACAGTGCTCATACTGTTCGTCCCATGTTTTGTAGTATGTCGGCTGTAGATCACAATCGTCGTACTCGTTACACATAGGACAATCAGCACAGTGCTCCGGCTTCTTATCCAGGCACTCGATGTAGATCTTACTCATCACTGCCTCCTATACACATCCAGAGCATGCACAGGCAGAACACACATATCAGCGTATATATCACTTCTGTTCCTCCTTCTTCCGTCTCTGATGAAACCTTATAGTGTAATGCCTCACTTCATCGTCTGCGGCCCCGTAACACTTAGGACAGAACAGCTTCTTGTGTCTGCCGATGTTCATTTCCTGCATAGTCCACAGCTCTACCTCTTCACCGCAGTTATCACAGATACCTGTCTTCACTTGACGCCTCCTGTTCTGCATACAGTTGAAACTGATGCGAGGCTGCGGACAGGTACTATCCAGTCCCTGACGATGGAATAAGGTACGCCGTATTCCGATACGCAGCCTTCAAGCTCAAAGTAGATTATGCCGTTCCTGCCGGCAGGGTTGCCTCTGTCTGTCGAGTACACCGCCTTAGAGATTCGGAAGCTGCACTCGTTCCATTTCATCATCCCCGGAGTGACACCGAGGTCATTCGGATCCAGAAGCAGCAGGACTTCCTCGCCTTCATATAATTCTCTTTGCAATTGTTATGACCTCCCTATGATACAGACCGAGGCGGGCGAGGTTTGGTTTGTTAATAAACAAGAGTGATAACGTTTTGTGCCTTATTAAGATGTTGTGTGCCCGCCCCGGGTGTAAGCTAATACTCAAAGTGGTCTGCCTTGTCATCCCACCCTACGTTCTTGGCATAGCCAAGTATGTAGGCGACAGGATTGTCCACTTCCTTCTTTTTTGCTTTGACTTCCGCATATACTTTGTCGATCAGAAAGCCTCCGCTCTCGGGATAGACCTCATAAACCGAATCAACGTCCTGCGGTGTCATCATCTTCCAGATGTTGAAAGCATCATCGCCGTCCGAACCACTACCACCACTCGAACCGAGTGCATTGTCGTTGTCATTGTCATTGTCATTGACATTGGCATTTACATTATCATTTACATTTACATTTACATTGGGTTTCGGTTTGGTTATGGTTTGGTTATGGTTTGGTTTTGCTTTGGTTATGGTTTGGTTTTTTTGTTCCGTTGGATTTACGGGCCTTCCGCCTTTTTTCCCGTTCTCATACTTTTTATTGTTCGCATCGACCTGCGGACGTATGAGTTTAAAAATTGCAGAAGCTGCGCCTTTTAATTCAGGTTCTTTTCCGTTCAGTGCGTATTCGCACAAAGCCATAACAACTTTTGTCTGCTGTTGCTGACTAAGTTCTGCCAAAGCTTCATAAAATGATCTGTAAAATATAAAGCTGTCTCTCATTCCTATCTCAAGTCCTCGTTGATTCTGACTACCACGTACGGATCTGCGCCGTACCTCTTTGTGATCATCAGCGTCGTGACCTGGCAGTCATCCTCGTAGGCGAAGCTGTTCAGCGCGTCCAGGATGCTCTTGGCGATGTTGTCCACATCGCCGTTCCTGCTTGTTGGTACGATCTCGCCACGTTCCGCCTTCAGGTGCTTCTTATTGCTCCATGACTTCGGGATGGCCTGCACGATCTCGATGCACGCCCTGACGGGGACGTCCTTCTCATATGTCGGTATGGCCCCGTGGTACGATGCCAGGAAAGCCTCGCGGACTTTTTCCTCGTAGTCCCTGGTCTTCTTTGGCGTGTATGCCGTGCGTCCGCTGATGCGCGGTCTCTGCTTTGGGACGGCAGGGCCGTCCACTACGAATGTGATCATGCGGTCTTCCTTAGAAGGGGATATCATCATCCAGTGCGCTGAAGCTGTCGTTCGGCAGCTGTGCCATACCTGCACCCGGATATGCTGCCGGCATCGGCTTGTCTTCCGGTACGGTGAAGTCGCCGGACTCGATGGCCTTCACAGATCTGAATCTGAACGGCACTGTGCGCCACGATGTCTGATTGTTGTATTCGTGCTCTTCTCTGCGGAAGATGATGCCGACCTCTGCATCCTTGAGGCTCTTCGCATCGAAAACGTCGTTTCTCCATACTTCCGTGCCGGAGTCTTCCAGAGCTGTGCAGAATGCCTTGAAGTCTCTGTTCGTGTGTCCCTCGTTGTCCAGGAACATCACCCACTTGGTACCGCTGAAAGGCCACTTGACTTCCTTCGGATCCTCAGCAGCTGCCTTGCGTGCGTTGAAGCTGTCCATGAAGTATCCGGTGAACTCACCGTCACAGATGTCGAACGCTACCTTCAGCATGTCCCTGCCGGACCTGCTCTGTGTCTCTTCTGCTTTCATGATCCTGCAGATGTATCCGCCTGCAGGGAGTATCTTGTATTCTCCGACCTTGACGTCGTTGTAGTCGCTTGGTTTCTTGAATGCCATTTATTTTGCCTCCTGTAATCCGTAGTATTCTCTGATCGTTGTGTCGACCATCTTCAGGTCGTTCGGTATCTCCAGCGGGAACATATCCTCCGGAGTCTTGGCCGTGCTCTGCCCGTTGGACTGTGTGAAGAATTTATGATCCTGACAATAGATCACGATGTCGAAGCAGCCTTCTACAGTCAGCTTCTCATCGAGCATTTTGCCGATGGTCTTGACCTTCTCCCTGCCGTCTGTGTCCAACTCGGAGTGGTGCAGGAAGTACACGATCTTATCTTCCTCTTCGAGATCGTTCACGAAGTGGATAAGATCTCTGAACTTCTGGGCCATGCTCGTGAACTTGTCGTAGCCCTTCTCATAAGTCCTGTCGAAGAGCTCGTTGACCAGCAGGTACTGCGAGTCATCGATGACTATCGACTTCGCCTTTGCCTTCTGGATCGTGTTCATGATCCACAGATACTTGGCTGCGTTTATCTGCCCCGCGTCCTTTGCCTCTCCACCCATCGGGTCCTTAGGGACTTTGACGGCCTTTATGTCTGACTTGAACGGCAGACGCCCCTTCTCTACTGAGATCACGCCGACCTCGTCTGCCCTGAAATTCTTCAGGCTGTATGTTTTGCCCGAACCGCTTCTGCCTATTACCAGGACCGGGATACTCATATTGCCACCTCCATTCTTTTCCACGTATATCCGCCGGCGGTTCTGCGCTCACCATGTATAACGCGCAGAATGTTTGTATGTGCTATGCCGGTCACTTTACTTGCTTCTTTTGCTGACTCGAATTGCTTTATCAGCCTTTCCCCCTCAAACATCGCCACAGGAATTGAAACGCTTTTCCCATTCTTTACTGCGTTGCTCTTATAGCAAGGCCTTGAATAATTGATTTTGGAATGCCTCGACTTAGCGCCCTCTCCGTAGTTCATGTTGTACTTTGCCGTGCACCACTCGAGGTTGTCCGCGCAGTTATTCTTCGGATTTTCGTCCTTGTGATTGACCTGAGGCAGGTTCCCCGGGTTTGGGATATACGCCTCTGCAACAAGTCTGTGAATCAGCAGTCTCTTTGAGCCGTATTCGTTAAACAGTTCCACACTGGCATATCCTCTGTCGGTATATGCTGGCTTGAGAAACTTGCTGGTCTTATTGCTCCAAACACGGCCGTCACTATAGACTTCATATTCGGGATAATTCTTTATCGGTATTGCCATTTACTGGTACCTCCTGTCATATACTTCTTCCATCCTGCGACACTTGCGCAGGATCTCTTTTGCTCTGCTTCTTTCACCTGCGATGTACAGCTCAAATTCGAAGCTGTCATCATCGCCGGGCCTGTAATAACCGAAGCCGACATTTATGATGCAGTCATTTCCGCTGCCGTTTGCATCGGCCACCAGTTTTCTAAGCTGTCTGTCCGTCTTCGAGTCCTTTGGGCGCTTCACTGCGTGTCCAACGCCCTCGCCTATCTTGTCGAACAGTATTTCCGCTTCACTTTTCTGCTCGAAGGTGGTACCATTGTCTTGCGGGATTAGTGCACCTTCGGGTGTGCTTTTCTTTTTATTCTTCAGTATCATCCTCATAGTCCTCCTCGACCTCATCCGACCCGCAGTACGGACACCTCTTCAGTCTGAAGTAATGGTGACCCGCTCTCGGGAATTCCGAACCGACTCCGTAGTAATCCTCATAGGACAGATCTTCGTAGTCCGGTTCCTCGAATCTGCGTCCGCAGTTAAAGCACTTATACATGCCTCTCCTTTCCGAGTGCCTTCTCCATATACATCGCTCCGTATCTGAAGCACCACTCCATCAGCTTGTAGCAGTCTTCCGGGACTTCCTGATCACACGCGTATGCGATCTGCTCTATCAGCTTGTACTTATTCAGCTGCCACAGCGTATCTGTGATGCCGACCACGTTCTCGACTCTTCTCTCGTCTGTCATCATGTCCGGCCTCCTATCTGATAGCAGCCATCGCTATGACCATACCGACGAATATGGCTGTAAAGCCCAGTTCTATCAGAACGTATCCGATAATCTTCTTTGCCTTTTCCATTACTCTGCCTCCTTTACCTTGTTTGCTGTGATGACGAATCCGACCGGGTGCTCCGCCTTGCCCTCTACGATGTAGCCGATGAGTTTGGCCACATCATCGAGATCTTCGTACGACAGATACTCATCATCCCAGCCTGTCAGCTTTACTTTGTACTTGTACTTCATCGTTACCTCCTTCCCTTATCCGAACATCTTGGTGAGCACAAGCTCGAAATCTTCGTTCTGCTGAACGTATTTGCCGTCAAGGTACGCTTTATCCACCTGCTCATCAACTTCCGTGAGAGCGAGTTCTGCGTCCCTTACGAGGGCGCTCAGTTCCTTGTCCTCTTCGTGTCTCTTCGCGGCCTCTCTGAGACCGTCAATGATTCCTTCGATTGGCATTATTACCTCCTTACTGCGTTGTCTCTGATAAGCTGCATCGTCTCGTTGCGTTCCTTTGCGGACCATTCGACATTGTTCAGCATGATGGACATCTCCTGTTTACTGACGCCCTTCAGCTCGGCCAGCGTGGTCATCGTCATGCCGAACTTGGCCAGCTCCGCCCTGACTGCAGCATTCTTAACGTACGTCATTTTGCCTCCTTTCTTTCGTCCTGATGCTCGATGTAGAATATGTCACAGACAGCTCCGTCAAGGCTGACCTTTACCTTGCCACCTGCCCGTGTGCAGTTGCCGTACTTCTTCCTCTTGTCAGCGACTCCGTAACGGTTCATCTCACGTTTGCAGTAATCGCATTCCCTGCATGTGTGTCCGCATCCTTCGATGTGCTTCGCTTCCGCGATCGTCTCCGGAGCAAGGTCTACCATCTTGATGTAGATCAGGAATGCCTCGCCCGCTCTTTCGAATGTCGGGTTGAACGGCTTGTGTCTCTGCATCTCATAATTGAACTTGTCAACTGCTTCCTGGAACGTGTCACCCTCGCAGAGGATGCACTGTACATATTTCTGTTCTTTCATTTTGGGACCTCCGAAAAATAAAAAATGGACCTACATATTGTAAGTCCAATTAAGTCCTCAAATCGGTGCTCTATCGCACTGATTTCAACGGTTTTGTAACTATACCGTTTCTTATGATTTTAGGAATAGTTGGCTTACACTGATACTATAGCACCTTCTTGACAGCGTTGCAACAATATCATAACATTTATATTGTATTATGTGAAAAACACTTTACGGCGGGAAGTACTGGAAGATGGAAGACAGCGGATACGTCGATGACAGATGGGAAGAAGATCTCACACTTCGCGTATACTTTGAATGGTAAATCAAGACACGCAAAAAGACCCGAGGAATTATCCCCGGGTCTTTTCATAATGTAAGAGGAGGTGATCCAATGTGACCCTCCCGAGTCACCATATTTCCATAACTGACCTGCCTTTGAACTGTTTCCGACTGAGCCAGCATCCAAGCGTTGCGTCTACCCAGTACCATCTGCCTTGTATCTTTACACGATTCCAAGCGTGGCACTCCCCGTCAGCCCATCCGATGACGTAGCGGACGGGAATCTTGTTTTTCCTGCACATCACATAGAACGCACTCGCAATGGCTGCACAGTCGCCCCGTCTGTCTCTGAGCACATCCGATGCGAACTTGACGTGAATTTCGTAGTCCGTCTTCCTGCAGTACCGATATATCTTCTTGACCTTCTGCCGTGCCGTGCCCTTGTACCGCTTTGCCTTGCTTCGGTTGTAGCGGGCTTCGTTGATGACGGCTTTGTAAAGGTCGGTACCTATGATCAAATAGTTCTTGTTGTTTCGGTTCTCAATGGTAACGTGTCTGTTCACTAATAGATACGCTCTGAACGGTGCATAGCAGAGCGGGTATCGTCTCAATAGTTCCGTGTCTTTGTACTTGTGCAGTTCCCACAGCGACATTGATTTAGTTGGAAACCGCCCGCCGTGCAGGTCGACTCTGTCCCGTAACGGCACCCAAGATGTAAAGAGAATGGATGCCGTTAACAGTAACGTTATCAGCTGAGTTGCTTTTCGACCCATAGCTGTATATCAGCGTTATACACAATCGTCACATCCCCATCACTCCACACATTGTTGTTGCCGAGCAGGAGCTGTACCTGTTGTGGTGTGAGTTGGATGGTCTGTGGTGTGGCGAGTGCATAAACAAGAGTTTGACCCGTTACGGCTGTCTTGAAATCGTTGACGTTGGTCTGTGTGGCATTACAAGCAACTACACTTGTTGACTCTCGACCGCAGATATATCCAAGTTGAGCCGATGGAGAATGCGTTTCGTATGCCGAGCAGATGAAGTTGGTTTCGCCCACCTTTTTATCGGGTATGGCGACAGCGTATTGCGCTCCGCCCGTGATTGCTCCGTTTACATACCAATTCAGACTACCCATATCCACGGCTACCCTATCAACCACCAACTCTCCGCTCACCACATCAAGCGTACCGCCGTATACTGTCTGTCCGAGGGATGTGGTGTAAATGTTGCCTTGATATGGCTCGTAGGCGGTGGCGGTAGAGCCGAGTTCAAGTTGCTCACCTGTAAGCTCTGATGGCGTTATGACTGAATTATCAGTCTTTCTAAAAATCACTCTGATGAATCTTGTCCCGCTTATTGAATACGTGTGCGGAGAACTCTGCCAGCTCATAAACGACTCACTTTGCATAAGCTGTTTGTTCTCGTCAAATACATAAACAATGCTGTCAAATCCATTTGCACTACTTATGGTATATTGACCTGCAAGCAGTCTGATGTATGGACTTCTCACTCTTGTAGTAATGTCATACTCGATTCCTGTGTCCGAGTATATACTGCCTTGCACAAATGAACTGCTATCAAGCAGATTCTTCCCCGTCCTCTGCGTGACTACTTCCGTCCGTCCGCTGATAGGGCAGATGTTGGAGTATGGATAGAACTTGTCTATTCCGCTTGTCTTGGATACCACGATGCCCACTGTGTAATTGGTCAGCACAGTTCCGTCATTCCATACGGCAAATCTGAATCGGAGCGTTGTTTCGCTTTCAAGCGTGAATGATTTTTCGGCACTTATGAATGAACTCGTTATATCCGATGTTCCGTTGTTAACATACAAATTAATCTCGCCCGTTGTTGTTCCGCTGACAACAAAAGCCTTTGCGTAATAAGTACCTGCAGGAAGTGTCAGCGTAAGGTTTCCCATCGTTGCGTAACCACCGCCGTATTTAGTGCCGTTCAGAATTATATAATTATCATCTGAAGTGTACTTGACTTCTGCGGATGTCTGATTGACTCTACCGCCAACATTCAGCAGATTTCGTCCTGCACCCCCACTCCACGGCTTATCGTATCCGTGCAGGTCTTGGATAGGTTCAAGTGCTACCTTGAGGGACTTTGCAGGAACTATGCTCTGCCCGTCAGTTATCGTTACTATCTCACCGCTTGCAGTGTCGGTCGGCAATAGTGCTTCAAGGTCTTCAAGTGACACTTCGCCCGTATCGCCTTTCGGCAACCCCAAATTCAGCACGGGTTCTTCCACTGTTCCCGTGATAGTCGCAGTTGCGTCTTCTGTCGGTGCTAAAGTCTCAACAGTGCCGATGGTCAGATTCGGTGTTGCACCCGTTTCGCCTTGAATGCCTTGCTCACCTTTATCACCTCTTGGGATGCCAAGTGTAAGAAGTCCATCCGAATAAGATGCCGTAGCATCCGAACCCGCTTCTAAAGTCTCCGCAGTTGCCCGCATACCGAGTATTTTATCTCTTGCGTCTTCTGCATCGTCCTTTGCGTTTTCTGCGCTTATAGCCGATTCTGAAGCGTTCTGCGCTGACTGTGCTGATGCTGTTGCTGATTGTGCTGAATCACTTGCAGAGTTAGCTGATGCCGTTGCCGATTCGCTTGCACTCTGTGCGCTTGCTTCTGCACTTTCTGCACCCGCTTCTGCTCTGTCTGCGTCTGTCTTGACGGATGCTACAAACTGTTCGTACTCGCTCGGTGTGATTGGCTGTGTGTTGTCGCCGTCCACCTTCGCATTGCACTTGATGGTCAGCGCAACGACCGGACAAGTCGTGAGCCTGTCTGTCAGTACGTCATTTTCTGCTATCGAGCCAACGAGATTGACCTTTACGGCACTCTTGCGTGTCAGTACCTCATAAGGGACTATGCAGGTGCCCTCCGAGTCGAGTACGGTCGCAACGGTCTTGTTGTAGTCGTTCCACCACACCGCTCTGACCGAGTCGTAACCGCTCCAATTCTCACCGAGATCAAAATGCGCTTCGATATAGGCGACAGTATTTGACGCATAGCAATCCATTCCGCCCGTTTTGATTAGCTTTTGTTCATTCGCTGAAAAGGTAATTGTCTTTTTTTCCAATTTGGCCACCTCTTATTTTTTTTCAAGATTGTCAAGCCTGACGCCGTGCTCGGCAACAGTCTCTTTCAGCTTGTCAATTTCCTTGCCGTGCTCTGTGATACGGCTGTCCAGTTTGTCCACCGATGCCTTGAATGCATCGATGCTGACCTTGAGCTCCGTTATGTTTGTGTTGAGGTCAAGGATTGGTTTCAGCGCCACCAGAAGCGCACCGATAAACCCCAGAATGACCATTATTACGTTGTCTGTCATTTTCCCGACCTCACTTTCCGTTATAACGTATAGCACACTTCAGATTGGCCTTGCAGGTACTCGACATCGAGATGTCCGCTCTGATGTTCTTTGCACTGCCGATGCCTCCGGTCGTGTTGGACTCTGCGTACTTGCCATTGCCCATATAGTAAATGGTGTGGTAGTACGTCTTGCCCTTGTAAAGCATACAGATATCGCCCGCCTTGAGTGTGCTGATAGGGATCGCCTTGCCACCATTTCTGATGACTGTTACCGGCTTGCCTATCCTATCAGATGCCATCTTGTTCGCATTCGCCTGAGTAGCCTTGAGGAGCTTCTCAGCGACCTCGTTGGCGATTACACCGCAGTTGCATTTCGTACCCAGCTTTCCGCCGTGATGCCAACAAGCATAGGCAAAGCCGATACAATTCCAACCATAGAAGGAATTATATTTTCTTCCCTTGCATATCGGACAGGTGTGAGACTTCTCGTTCCCGCCCCATCTGACATAGTGGTATTTCTGCTTTGCAATGTCTCTCGCCCACTCGTTAGCCTTATCCTGCCACGTCTTCGTGACTACCTTACTGGGAGAGGATTTGGTTACCGTGTTGATCCATTTCTGCAGTGCCTTGACCGATGCAGGACCGAATTCTCCGTCAGCTGTGACCTTGAGATACTTCTGCAGTTTCTTGGACGTTGCTTTGCCCCACAGACCGTCAGCAGAAGCCCCGCAGAGCCTCTGTAAAGCCTTTACTGTGCCCTGTCCGAGTATTCCATCCACCTCGATTTTTAAAGCCTTCTGAAGCATCGCAATGGTGTTGTAGCCCATCATTCCATCAACCTCGAGCGTGCCGAGTTTGTACGTTGCTTTGAAGTGTGGTCTGAAGATACCGCACACGTACTTGGTATTCCTTGTCTTCTTTGCACAGGTGCTTCCGTTGGTGTTGCCCTCGATGGTATAGATGCTGTCACAGTCCTTGCGTTCTCTGACAAACCCGATGTGATTCGGGATCCCGTTCGGCTCCCAGTCAAAGAAGATGATGTCACTCGGTAAAGCAAGATACGGCGGTACTGATGCAAGGTTCTTCTCGCACCACTTCATAGTGGTAGGACAGTACGTCTGCTTCTTGCCGGAACAAAAAAGCGAGCTGTTGCCCGCTTCGTGAAATATCGTTGTTACATAAGCATCGCACCACGCTGCCCCCGCAGGAAGCCCGCAGAACTTGCGGAACCTTGAGCCTCCGTATCCGAGGTACTTCATTGCTATCTTCAGCTGTTCGGTATTACTCTTCATCCATCTCACCCTCTTCCTCAAAACAAGAGTCCTCAGGCTCATCAGCTGACATATAGATATGTCTTGAGTACTCGACTTCAGGCAACCCCGTCGCAATGGATGTCAGAAGCGACAAAATCCCGCTCAGAAGCGATGCAGACAGCACCACCTTCCAATCGACCGATGACAGCACTGTTGCCGTACCGATGCAGGCCACAGCCGTCTGTGCTATGGTGCGCACCGCTCTGATGAGTGACGCTTTTATGAATTCGTTCATTTTATTTGCCCTTTCCGCTGACAACTAAACACGTCAGCATAACGCCTGTAAAAGCGCCGATAATAAAAGATATTAGATAGAGCATTGTTGCCCCCCTTAATCTACATACCGTACCGTGAACGACCAGCTTTTATTTGCAAAGACGGACATATTCTGCCAACTCACGACCTTTGCGAACCACAAGCGATTGTCATACAGCCACGGGATGCACATAGCATTGGCGTCGCCTGTGGTGCTAACCGACAGGATAGTTGCTGTACTTGGTATTGTTTCTGAGAGGCTGACCGCTCCCTGTGCGTTGGTTGTTCCGTTTATCGTTACTGTGTGGAGCTGTGACCCGCCTCCGCCTGTCGTTGAGTACGACGAGGATCCTGACGAGATGCCCAGCGCCTCGGATAGTGTCGTCTGTAGCGTTCCGAGTTCCATCGATGTAAATCTATCGAGGAGCACGTCGTAAACGGTTTTGACGATCTTAAAACGTCCGCTCATGTTGTAGCGTGGAAATTCGACACGAATCATGTCACACAGCTTGCATTTCAGCAGATTTTGGAACTGTCCGTATTCACCAGAGTCCTGCAGACGGATGAAGCCCACCTTTATGGTCTGAGTCGGCAGGTGTGGCTGATCTGTTGTCAGCTTCTGACGGGCAAGCGCCTCGAGCTGTGCTGCTGTAGGCTGTACATCAGACTCGAAATCCTGCGTGAAATCTATCGCAACGCAGTCCACTCTGCCTGATGCTGTAGTGCTTCCGTTCGTGACCATACCGCCCTTGATGACGATGTCGCTGCCTTCTCCGCTCTGCCCCTTCCAATATGGAATGATGGCGGAGTACGACTCTAACGAGTCGCTTTCATCGTTGTACTCTGTCATATTGACCCCGTAACGGATGACAAAATCAACGTCAGAGCCTCGTGAATTCCACAGCTTGACCGTGAACTTGTCCCACTCAAATTCGCCCCCGTACGTGTCCAAAATCGACCCCTCGGTCCCTCCGAGACACTCCCGGACAGAACGAGGTATGTTGTCCGCTAACGGGAACGCAGCCGTTGCGGATTGATCCGTCCAATAGGTAAACGGATTGCTTGGCGTGCCGTTTTTCAGCATCTGAAACGCTGCCTCGAGACTTGCCACGTTCTGCCCGCTGGTTACAATCTTGCTCTGCCTGTAGCTGATATGCACAGCATGAAAGCTGACCACCCCGTTGATAGGCTTCTCACAACTGACGATATCAAACGGTTGTATATCGTTAGTATCATCGTGCTCGACAGCTATGATACGGCCGAGCCTTATCTCGTTGAAGTTCGCCCCATCGACAGGATAGTCGAAGTCGCATTCATATATGCCGTTACGTTCCTCCGTGACCTCGCATTTCGTGCAATCTCTCAAACGGCACAGGCCGTTGCTTACAAATTCAGTTTCGTTTTTTTCGTAAAGAATAGGTATCATAGTTTCCACCAATTAGGCTTTACTTTAAGTTCCGTTATCGTGTTGTCGATGCTTATCTCGTTTGCCCCGCTCTTGAGGATAGGTAGGTCTGAGCCAAGCGCAATATAGGCGTTCAACGATATATACTCATTGTTTTCAATCTTGTACGCCTCTCCGATTTCACAATCGATATAGGTCGGATGCCCGAGGACGTTAAGTGTCGAAACGGCTGTGATAGCACCGTGAGACATTCCGTCTTTTGTGCCTGTTGCATATGCCGGAGTCGTGACCGTTACGTTATAACTGTATGTGATGGTATTCGCTCCGTCATAAGCAATAGTCTGTGTTGCGGTTGCTTTTACTTGCCCTGTTTGGCCCGAGCCGTTACCTGCAGCGACTCGGTCGTTAGATATATCCGTTGTATTTGTTTTGGTCATAGGCGTGCCGTATGATGCCGTGAACGCTGGGATTGTCGTTGTATACCCACGAGATACGCCCATCGCCTCCTGTGTCGTGCACTCGGTCGTGCCGTCTCCGTTGTCCGACCATTTAGGATAAAAGCCCGGTGTGTACTTACTAAAACCCCATCCCGAGGTCGCTTTAGTTGACCAATTAAACGCCGTTGCCCCGAACGTTATCGTGTCGCCCGTATTAAGTATGCCCGTTGGGATCGTTATCGTCGCTATAGTCCCCGAGTCTGCGAGTGTAACTGATCCGATCTCGCCGTCTGCAAGTTCTATGTCGTAGCCGTTAAAACCGATAGTGCCGTACCCCTCGACCGCTAACAGCGGACCCGCATCGTATTGCGTCGGATTGTACAACGTGTCGCCACTCGCAACAGCAATCGCTGCTTCTCCATTAGCTAACCAGCGTTGCGGTTTGCAATTGAATTTGATTTCGAATTGTGATGCCGTTGTATAGTTGATCGGCTTGATATCGAGCGGATCCACGCAGATCGCCATCCGATACTCATCGGGATGGAACGTGTCCGTGAGTCGCTGGTAGCCGACCTTCGAGTATATCGCGTTCCTGAAGTCGGACAGCTTCTGCTTGAATGTGTCGAAATCCTCCTCGTAATTGAAGGCACTATACGTTACCGTGATGTTGTTCCAGTGGCCTTGATCGATAGCGACCGCACCATTGCGGCCCGGAACACTCACCATCTCGACCTCACGTGAAGGCGCGTCAAACGTACCTTCTCCGCCTATATAAATGCCATAATCGGCGGAGTTGACCCCGCCGAAAATGATACTGTGCCTCATTATTCCCATTACTGCCATGCGAGCCTCCTCCTGTTCTGAGCCTCGATAAGTCTTCTCTCAACCGCCTGCGCAAGCTCATTCACGTTCATCCCAGGCGAGCCGTAGACATTAACCACGACGCCACCGGCACTGCCCTGCATAGATTCTGCAATGCGGTCCATCCTGTCCCAAAACGGATCCAGTGGGACGATAGCCTCGCGACCCGCTTCGTTGAATTCGTGGATTGTGCTTCCGTCGGTCAGCAGCGTCCGCCCTGTGAAAATACCGCCGGCTGCGTGGCTCTCCCAAGAGATGCTGATGCTTGGTTTTGTTCCTTTGCCACCGATACCCCACGGAGCGGATCCGCCCGAAACATGGATTTTCGGTATCTTCAAATGCAAGATCTTGCCCAAGTTGAACGGGAAGTAGCTCTTGATTTTATCAATGATCGCTTTTACCTTATCGCGCATTGAGTTGATCGGCTTCATGAAGCGGTCCTTAATACCCGTGGCCGCTGCGGTGACTTTTCCCCACAAAGCTGACCCAAGGCCAGTGACAATAGAAAGACCGATGCGCCCGATTGCCGATACTATCAACGGCAGATTTTTGATGAACGCTGACGCGAGCGTCTTGATCAACTTTCCACCCGCAGAAAGTATTTTCGGAACAGTTGTCGATGCCCATGACGACACAGTACCGCTCGATAAATTATTCGCGATGTTCGATACATACATCCCGAGACTCGTAAGCAATGTCGACACGTTCGTCACAAGAAGCGGCAGTCCCTGCTGCAGGAACGTACCGATCGCTGCCGGAAGTGACTTCACCAGCGTCCCGATCATCGGAAGGAAGTTCCCGAAGAAGAACGTGCTCGCCGATGTCATGAGCTGACTGAGCGATGCGCTGACATTCTCCCCGAGCGCAAGACTTCCGAGGAAGTTCGCTGCGGATGCTTTCATTGCGTTGAATGAACCGCTGAAGGTTTCGGATGCTTCAGCTGCAGCCACGCCCGTAAGGCCTAAATCGCCCTGGATAACGTGGATGGCATCGTAGACATCGCCGAGATTATCGATATCGTAATGGACCCCTGTGAGCTTTTCAGCATCTGCCAGGAGTCGCTCCATTTCTGTTTTTGTTCCTCCGTACCCCAGCTTGAGGTTATCTAACATCGTGTAGTTTTGTTTCGCAAAACCTTGATATGCCATCTGTACAGATTCGATGTCAGTACCCATCTTTGCAGAGTTGTCCGCCATGTCGAGGATCGCAGTGTTTGCTGCTTCCATCGCTTTGTATGTATCCCCGCCGTAAGCGTTCTTCAGTGCAGCTCCGAAGGATACGGCCTGCTCTGAGTAAGTATTCATCGAGATACCCGCCTGAGCAGCTTCCCGAGCATAGGCCCTTGCGGAGTCAGCTGCTTCGCCGTAAAGTGTGTCGAGACCGCCCATGTATGACTGTTGGAGCTTTGCCCCTTCGTCAAGCGCGGACTTTGTAATCTTGACCACTGCCGTCCCGATGGCAGCTGCTGCGAGCGCCTTCTTCGCAAAGGATCCTATTTTCGATCCGAGCGAAGTTCCGGCAGACTCCCCCTCACCGTCCAGCAAGTTGGTGATGGATCCACTGATGCCCTGGGCTGATGGCACTATCTGTATGTACGCAGTTCCTAATGTAGTACCTGCCATGTTTATTCTCCTCTGATTCGCTTCAATGCAGCATCGAATTCGGCTGCCGTTTCGAAGCTTCTTGTTTTCTGCTTTGGCTCGCTCTTGATCACATCCGTAAACAGAACCAGTTTTCTTCTGTTGTCTTTGCCGAAGCCTGCACGGAATAATGTGAGATTGTCTGCGATTGCTGCGAGCAGATACGTGTCAAGACCAACCTTTGAGTCGGTCGCCTTGAGCATTATTCTTGAGTTTTCCCTCAAACCAGCAGATAAGGTCGCCACCAGCTGGACCGGAAGCGACCTATAATCAAGTATGTGATAAGTCTCGGCAAGGTCGCAAATCAGTGCGTCCTCGTCAAGTCTGATCATGCTGGCGAGGGTTCTGAGTTTTTTAATTCACCGGCGGAGTCCATGATCTCGCTGATAGCGCTGACCATCGCCGACGTTCTGACCCGTCCGTCCTCGTCACGGAGATGATCCTTGAGAGCCTTGACGCCATCGTTGCCGAGCAGCATCTTCGCAGCTCTAACTATTTGGCCAGTTTCGCCTTCGTCAATATTGGCTAAAACCTCAAGGAATTCCCAATCGTCCGTGACGCCGTCAACGATCTCCACCTCGAATTTATCCTTCATTTTCACCTTCATGGGTCACCTCTTCATCCTTGAACTATGCCTGCTTGATGTACTCGTAATGAGTATTGCCGTCAGTATCCGGCAGGGCCGTGATTGTTACCTCATAGCCAACTGCATCGGAATCAGTGTATGTAATGTCGCCCAGTTCGGAAAGCTTTCCGTGAGGTATAACCACTCTCTTTACTGTATTGCTGTTCATTACCATATCAACGACCCAAACACCCTCTTCAGGCTCTTTTGCGTTAGCTGTGACCGTGATACCCGCTGCGAGTGTGCCGGATACATTGCTGGAGCCGTATACTGCTTTCAGGACTTCCACGTTCAGTACCTCGATCAGAGTGAACTGGAATGTGTCAGTTTTCTCTTCCTGAATGTTGAGAACGGTATCACCGCCCCACGCCTTGATGTCCGAAGTATCAGGGCTGTTGGAGTTGGTCAGGCCGTCTTCGCTGCAGTATCCGAGCGCCTTATAGTCAGCAGCAAGTGCGGTGGTTGCGTCTGTCGGGGCAGTTGTGCCCTGTTCAGCTCTCCAAACAGCACCGCCGATCGCCGGCTTTCCGGCGCTTACATTTCCTACTACCTGTGCCATTTACTGTGCCTCCTAATAATGTGTAATGTCATACACGGCCTGCCAGCGGTACTGCTTCGTGGTCGTGTCTGTAAAGTTATAATCTGTTTCGAGCTTTACCCCTGCCACTTGAGGGAGCTCAGCGAACTCCTCCATCGCTGCCTCGACTCGCCCGTTCAGCTGCATGGCCTCGAGCAACGAAGCCCCATACGACTGGATGGCGAAGGTCGTAGTTTTGATGCGGTTCATCGTACTGCTACCCGTCTGATCGAGGATCACATAACCGGTCTTCTGCTCGGGCTGTTCCATTCCGACATATATCCCGAGCTTCTCGTTGAGGAAGCCTATTAATAATTCAGCGATCATAATCCACCTCCTCTTGCCTTGAGCAGAGTGTTATTTTCGTAATTGTCTTTGCGGGCCTCATACGTTGCAGCATAGACCGATGCGTTTGCACGGGTCTTCCCAACATACGTATCCACTTCATATCCGTCTCCGGCTCTGCTCTGCACCTGTCCCGCAGCCGACTTGACCAGCGCCTGCGACTCCGGGCCCCTGAGCATTTCCCTTACCCCGCTTCTATCCAATTTGAACTTAATCGCCTTGCTCATAGCGTTCGACCTGCACTTTCTTGTTCCAGCTGAGCGGGATCATGTACTCGATCCCTTCGGTTGGAATGTCAATGATCCTCCAGTCCTCTCCCAGGAAGCTGACTCTCTTGCCGGCGGACCAGTCGTGTGTGTCACCTTTCGGAATGGCGAGCTGATACACTGCTTTGCGTCCGCTCAGGTTGTAAGTGTCGAGCACTTCCGTTGAGCTGATAGGTGCATATAATACATTGTCAACAGGGACCGGTGTCTCTTCATAAACCGGATGGTTCAGAGCATCGACCCCTGTTTGTGTTCTGTCGTAGAGGATGACCGTGATACCTTTCATCAGAAGACCTCCCTTTCCGGAACGAGCGCCTCCGTCGGACTATATGTTCCGATAGAGTTGCCTGCGCCCAGGAGCTTCTTCTCGAGCTTTCCGATATAGAGCTCACCTACAGCGCCGGATCCGATTGTCCAGCTTTGCGAATAACCCAGTGCCGACATGCTGCCCTGCGTCGCTCCAATCGGTGCGCCCTGATCAGTTCCGTCGCCGATCGCTCTGATAACCATTCTGCAAGAAACGACGTACTTAGCGAACTCGCTTGCCTCACTGTTATAAGCATCAATGATAGCGGCGGCGTCGTCCAAAAGAGAAGCGCAAACAGTCTGCTCATCTGCGGTCAGATTGCGTGTCATTCTTTCCTGCACGTCATTAACTGTTGCATATGCCATCATGGTCACCTCATTTCTTCTTTGCTGTTTTCTTGCGACTTGTTTTAGGCTCAGCTTTCGTGGTTGTAACAGGAACATCGGCCAGCTTGTGGCCGGCCGACTTGTATTCCTCTACTCTATCTTCCGCGACCCACATCACTGTACCCATAGTCGCGTTGATCATCTTGACCACGGATTATTCCTGAGTCAGTCTGTTGAAGCAAGATACATCGGCGCGGAATCCGATCTCAATCTCTGCTCTTACTGCGAACATGTTCTGCTGGAACAGGTTGATTGTTGTGGCACCGCTTGTCAGAGTAGCGTCGCTGGAGTAGTCAATAACTACGCCTTCAACTGTTCCGTACATTGCCTGGCTCCAGTCTCCAGCTACACCGAGGACCTTTCCGGTTGCGTTGTACATGCCCTTATTGATAGCAACAGGAGCACCGAGAACCATCGGAATTGCTCCCTCTGCAACGCTGTTGATGAAGAGCGGTCTCTCGTTTCCATCCTTTGCAGCGAGGAGTGCGCCCTTGCCCTGTGGAGACAGCGCGAAGCCGTTCAGGATTCCGCCATGTGTAGCGATGTCAGTGTCAGCTGCAACGAGTCCATCATAAGTGTCGGTGCCGATAACCTGAGCTGTTGCTGAAGCAAAGTTGTCGAAGTTGCTTCCAGGAGCCTGAACTGCGCCGATTACTGTTGCGTCGAACTTCTGAGCGAGTGCGAGCGGAAGTCTTCTTACGAGCTCATCATAGAGAGCTGCTGCGTCTCTTCTGAACTCATTGGAGAATGGTACGATTACTGCGAGCTTATAAGGCTCCATGATCTTTGTCTCGAGACCAGGGTTTGCAACTGCCTTTGCAGCTGTTTCGCCTACCCATGCAGCCTCAGGATCAGATGTAATTACTGGGATCGAAACTCCCCTGCCTGGGAGCTGAATCTGTCTTGCGAGTCTCATTACTGCGGACTCTTCCTGTGTCTTTGCGAGAATTTCTGCTGCCACTTCTGGTGGGAGTGAAATGTTTGTTCTGTTGGTTGGTACGCCTGCCATGATTAATTCCTCCGTTATAAATTCTGATTCAGCCAATCAGCGAACTGTTCGCGAGTGGCCTTCTTTACGTTTCCAGCCGGTTCGCCTCCATCCGGTACACGGGGATAGCTGTTCGGCTTTGCCCAATTCAGGAGCTGATCAGCCTGTGCTTCACACTCTTCCTTTGTGGATCCAGTGAGAAGATTAGCTGGTACTCCCTTTGAGCTTGATACCTCTTCGCGCAGTGTTCTGAGCTGTTCGGCGCTCTTCATTGCGTCAAGCTCTGCCTGCAGGCTGTCCGCTCTCTCTGTGGCCTTCTGGAGTTCGGACTTGTTCGCCTCTTCTGCTTCGTCGTATTTAGCCGCTTTTTCTTTAAGTGTTTCGTAATCCGAGTATTTAGCGACTCTTTTTGCGACGATGCGGTTTACATCTTCCTGAGTAAATACTTCCTGCTTTGGTTCTTCTGCGGTCTGAGTGTTAACTTCCTGGTTTGTAGGGATTCCAGTTTCCATAAATTACCTCCTATGAGTGAAAACCTCGTTTAAGGCACGAGTTGCCAGTTGTATATGAAAAAAGGAGCCTAACGACTCCTCTAATCAACTTGTTAAAAAGTGTTATCAAACCACTCTGCGAATTTGTCGCGGACTTGCTTCGGTTGCTCGCTTTTAGTGTTAAACCAATCTTCAGCGAGTTGTATCTGGATGTCTTTGTCTGGCCTCGATTCATCGTTTAGGATGCGTTGTTTGCACTCTTCGAGGCTCGCTTCCATCGAGACCTCTTCGGCCTTCAGGGTCTCCAGCATTCTGCCGACTTTCGTTCTGTCACTTGAGGATGTGATAATATATGCGTTTTCCCATTCGCCCGAGCGTTTGGCTATTTCCTCAAATGCCGCTTTTCTCATTGCGAGAAGTATCGGAAGCCGCTTCTCCGCTCCCTCGTGGATTTTCCCGCCCATCGCCTTGTTTATCTCGTCAAGGTCGAATATGATGTCGTTCTCTCCCGCCTTCTCTTTAACATAAGTCGACTTCCCAGAGCCAATACACCCTGTTACCAAATATACTTTTTTCATACATCTATCTCTTCAGCTGCGGAACTGTTGCGCTCAATTCTTTTGGCATATGCGCTCCGCTTTTGCTCGTTGATGATTTCCTTGTTCTTTGCGTAAAACTCGCGTCTGAGGGCATTTATTCGCGCCTGAGGCGTATTCCCATCGGCGTTGTTATACATATCGAGATATTCCTGCGGATGGTACCCTTCCACGTCGAGACCGCTGTCGAATCGCACCGCGTATGTGCAGTCGCAATTTGCGTGGACGTGCTCGGCGTGCCCGTTCCTGATGGCGTTCTTCGATGCCCTCTGCCAGCCCCTTGATGCGAGAGTCAGACAAAACGCGCAAGTGTCGCCCGATGGTATCCACGCCCACTCTGCGCCATCCCTGAGCGCGTTCTGCTGCATCGTATCGACGCCCACGAGCTTGACCTGCCGCCCGATGGCGCTCGATGTTATCTCGGGGTTCATTTTATATGTCCCGTAGACCGCTTTTGCGATGTCGCCGTATGTCGCGGTCTGCGCCGGTACCGCCGGAGGGACTGTTGCGCCCGACAGCGCCGCAAGCGCGTCATACATTTCGCAGGCAAGCGCACCCGCCGCCTCGCCGTATTTCGTCGCGAGCGCGTATGCGTACTCGATGAACCTCTGCATTTCAGCGGGCGACATAATCGAGTGCGTTTTAATGTACTTCTCAGCCTCGTCAGCCGCCTTGTCGCTTATTTTGCGGAGATCCGCGATGTATTTGTTCCATGCCCTTCTTGATACGGTTGCCATTATTCAAGCTCCCCGAGAACTTGAAGCCCTCGCTCTCTCTGCTCTTGTGCCTTGATCCGCCTGATATCTGCTTGATCAAATCCAATCATTTCGAGGAACGTGTCAGTTCCAGCGAATTCAGGACGGGCCGATGCTATCTTGATGGCTGCGTCTGCCGTTACTGCTACGGACGGCATTGCAGGGTTCTTAAAATGAGCGACGATGCTCTGCTGCGTTTCTGTAAGTCCGTCCATCGTTGTATCGTGTACAATCGCCATTGCCATCAGAGCGATTGTCCTCAGCGAGTCTCCGTTGCGCTCGTTCAGCTGTTCGGCCATGTTGACCAGCGTCTGCGACTGTGCAAGGATTGCGTCGGAGCTTGTCGGATTCGCATCATTTACCACTCCTGTGTCAGTCACTGTCAGGCCCGTTGCTGCACTAAACTGTGTAGCGAGGATCCTCAGCATCTCAACGTGTGGCGAGATACTGCCCTGCTGGAGCTGTCCGAATGTCGGCTTTTCTCCTGTCTCCGGGTTAACTGTCGAGGCGAGGATATTGCCAACGTACTGCTTAAACTTCTGGTTAACCACCGCATCATATTGCTCGTCCGTCACGCCCAGCAGATACTTCTGCGGAGCTGTGCTGAACTCAAGCCCGATCGTTGCATTGGCGATTGTTCTGACATATCCCTGAATCAGCCTTCTGACCGGCTCTTTGATTCTCGACTGTCCGAACGGCTTAGAGCTGGTCGGATTGTAAATCAACGGCTCCATGAGCGGTCTACCCATCTTGTGCTCGTGTTTTTCTGCCGACCAAATCTGCCCATCACGATGGAGTACCCAGATGGCGTCGTCTGTGTACAGATTCATCATTGATGGAGTCCACACCAGTTGCTTATCGTCATCCGGAGCGGTGTCCGTAATTGCGAAGCCATAAGCGATACGGCCTTTTTCTCCATCCCATACGGCTGCTGCCGATTTCGCTGAATGGAATCGGATTTTACAGCCAAGATCATCGTCAGCTGACAGTGTCGCAAACGAACATCCAATTTTCAGCTCATCACGACATGCTTTCGGATACTCAGCTATAAGATTATTGTTCCAGACGATCCTTGCGAGCTCTTCTACCTCTTCTCCATTCTCTCCGACAAATCCGTCGAACATCGAACGGCCGGCGAGCACATCGACGGTCTTTGCACCCCATGCGCATCCGATCTCGAGGCCCATCATGCCCTGAGGAAGCGCGATTCCAAGATTGACCTCGTTAAGAGAAATCTTGCCCTCGTAATATCTATCCTTCGTTTCATTCTTGATTGATGCATTCTGGTAAACGTTCAGGAGCTTTGCAAGCATTGCCTGTTCAGCTTCGCCCAATCCGATTACCTTCTGCGGTACCATAAAAATATTCATTACCCAATCCTCATTTTCTTCTCAGGATTCCGTTTACTATTCATAGCTCCCCACAGGGCGAGTGATGCTGCTTCGATCGGGATCGCATTGTCTCCGCCGAAGCCCCATCCGCCTCCCATAGGGCGCTTTACTGATGTTATTGCGCTATCGTTCAGCGCTTCCTGAAGGTGAAACCATGTCACTGACTTCTCGTTGAGCGCGTTCACAAGCGTGCCCGTTGCAGCGATCATATCCTTTGTGGACGGCCTAATCACGGAGCCCTTCATCTTCCAAGTGCCCTGAATGCGCTCCACAAGCACGTCGACTCCGTTGCGCCCATCTATGACAACACAGCACGCTTTGTTGTATCTCTCGTTCA